GCTTTTTGGGCCTCACGGGATGCTTTGGCTGAACTGCAAGAACTATACCCCCAGCAATCGTCAGAGAATGCCCAAAAGCCCGTTGCACCTCCCTCCCAAGGTACTAACACTCCACCACCCCAAGCCCCTGCGGTTGAGGGAGTAATTACCGCCACCCGTGCGCCTAGCCCCAAGACACCTCAATACACGGATGGGCAGCAATCCGCCTACATCATCAATAAGGTTGTAGCCACAGCGGATAAGGACGGTGCCGCCCTTTTTGAACTGCGCGGCCCCTTGGGTCGCGACTTCCCCATTCACCGGATTTATGTCACCGACAAGGCAGGCAACCCCAAAAAGGATTACACCCAAATCAAGCCCCTTTTGGATGGCTTGAACCTATCCATCACCAAGCCCTTTTCGGAAGTGAATTGGCGGCTCATCTTGCAAGCCAAGCACAACCAAAAAGATGGCAAGACAATGGAGTATATGAATTTGGTTTCACTCACACCCATCTAAGGGCACATCCCCCAATGGGGTGCAAGGTGTCGGAATTCCGACACCTTTTTTTAACGGTCTACAAGGAGACTAGAAATGGACGAAAATACCCAAGTTACCCAAGTCTATGATGATTATGCCATCCGGCACCAAGCGGCCTATTCCGTGTTCGTCAAAACCTACGAAATGGAGAACCCGCGTCCTGATCTGGCAACCATATCACGCGATGTGGTCAGCCTCATTATCGTGATCGCCCTGACCATCGTTTCGTTGGCTTCTATCGTGGTATCCGGCAGTCGCACGGTAGAGGAGTTTGGTGGAGGCTTCATTGGCACGGTTGCTTTTGTGATGATTGAGGGCGGCATCATGTCTTACGGCTTCTTCATAGCTCGCCGCAATGCCAATAAGGAACGGCTCAAGAATACGGTTAAATGGGCTATGGCGGGGTTGGTGTTCACCGTCATCGTGGGATTAGGAGCCAATGCTGATGCCGTGTTAAAGTTGCATGGTATCCACATCCCCAATGAGGTCAATGTTTTCATCAATCTATTAGTAGCCTTGTCCGCTCCAACTCTTGCTTTTATCTCCTCCGATGTTCTAGCCATTGAGTTGATGGCTACTGAGATACGGCGGCGAGAGGCCATGCTTGACCATGATAAAAAGAGCCGTAAGTGGGCCAAGGATATGAATGCCCATTGGCGGGGGGTGCAAAAAAATTGGGGGGCCAAAATAGAAGTGTCCAAAGCGGACACACGGCGGACGGACAAGGCTCCTCAGTTGTCCGCTTTGTCCGGCGCGGACGGACAGCGGACGGACAGCGGACACGGCTACGGACAAGGCTATAACAAGCGGACGGACGCACGGACATTGGTCTATGAACATTTGGAAGCATTCCCGGAGGACATCCGCTTGACTGTCCGCGAGCTCGCCACCAAAACAGGAGCTGGCAAAACCACCGTGAGTGATGTGATTAAGGAAATTAAAGCTCGTGGCTAGGTGGCGTGTATACCGCTATTGGAAAATGGGCATGACACTTGTCACGTATCAAATGGATACCGTAGACACCTTTCAAGATGCTCTGAAATGGGCATTTGAAAGGGGCATTGTCAACAATAAAAAACGGGGTGTGCTTTATAAGCAAGAGGGCGATAAAAGACGGATTTATGATGAGGATGATTATGCATGGCACTATGGCGGCTATGCCAAAAGGTACAATGAGAAGCATAAAGACACCCAAAAGCCCCCACCGGAAGCCCCACCCTTGGAGCTTCCGGCTCCAACTCCGATTGAGCCAAAGCAAGTGCCCATGTGGGAGGAGCAATGGGTGGACAATCCACCTCTCAAATCCACCAATGTTTGGAAATACTCTAAGCCCACCAAGCGGAGACTTTAGCCCCCACTCTTTGGGGGCTTTTATTTGGTTAATTAAATTGCTATTGACATAACCCATGTTATTGGTTAGGATTAGGAGAGTTAGGTTCAATTAGATCAAATAAGGATTAAGTTCAAATGACCACCACCAAGGCTACCCCCTCCACTTCTCTAGTGCTCCCCAATGTTATTGCCAAACTTGCACTCATGGCTCAAGAAGTCACCATCCTTTCCGATGGCACCAAAACCTTTACCTTTAAGGGCTTTGTATCCCCTATGGATGCACACCTCATTTATCTTGCTGCCATGACTGGCGGGGATGGTCAAGGCTCTGAGCGCCACACTCAACACCATGTCGTTTTTAGTGGTGGTGACAAGGGCTACAGTTGGTCAGCGAAGCAAAACTACATCCCCAAGGGTGGCAAGTTTTACATCACCTTTGTGATGAATGATTACACCATCCCCATGCAAAACCAAAAAGCCCTCAACAAATTGTTCCGCAGTTTTGAGTTAGCCAATACCTACTTGGAATATGTGATTTTGCATCCAGAGGATTGGTACAACCACCAAGAAGCCATTGAGAGCACCATACAAGTGGTCATGATGGCCGCCCGAAATCTAGCCGACTTTCAAGTTTAGTTCCGATGAGGGGCGCGGCTCATATAACGCGCAACTATCCAATCTATAAGGAGTATCCAGTATCATGACAACCCCCGAAATGATGACCGAAATGCTAGATCGTAGTGCCCGTTTTGATGCCCAAAAACAGGACTTCTCATCCCGTGAAAACACTTTCCACTTTGATGAGAAGTGCAACCTAGAAGCCACCCATAAGGTGATGCGTATCCCCCAAGGTGGCTATGTTCCCACCAAACATGCTATGAGCCAATTTGCGGCAAAAATGGGCGCGGTGGCTTTTCCCAAAACCTCCAAGTCGTTGCCCTTGGATGCACTCATGGCATGGCGCGGCATATTCCCGATGGAAACGGCGGCCTTGCTCAATCGGCACTTGGAGCGCAAACCCGATATGTACCTCCGCACCTATGACAACCAAGCCCGTGCTATCCTCTCCACCCAATACATAGACTTTCCCAATACCCGCCTCCTCCAAATGGTCAACGATGCCTTACCCTTGGCAACCAAGAGCATTGGACAGCAAGCCGATGTCCAAATGGGTAAGGCTTTTTGTGTGGTGACACCGGACACTCTACATGCCCGTATCACCTTACTCTCCGTGATGACCGATGAGGGCGAGTACAAGTTAGGGGTTTACATTGGCAATGACGAAGTAGGCAATGGGCGCTTACGTGTCTTGCCCGGCTTCCAACGCTCCTCTTGCCAAAACTCAATGGTATTCGACTATGACACGGGTTTGTCCTTGGTGCATCGTGGTATTCAATCTTTGAATGCCAACATCGTGGGCGCGGCTATCCTCAACTCCTTCAAGATTGGTATGGAAAACTTGAACGTGTTGCTCAAGGCGCGTGAAATTGACATGCCCAATATGGAAGATGAGATTGGCAAACTCGCCAAGCAATTTGGTTGGTCAGTGGGTGTCCAAAACGCCGTGATCTTTGGCACGGAAGGAAAGGGCACTTTGTTTGGTTTGGTGAACGGCATCACTTATGCGGCTCATGAGAAATTTGACAATGACGGGAGCCGCTTGGATATGGAGTTGTTAGCCTCCAAGCTCCTGATGGAAAAAAGCCGCAAAGTGGAAAAGGTGCAAGCCATCCCCACCTATGTCCGCAACCTAGCCTAGTTTCTTTCCACAAGCCCGTTTAACCGTTTTTGAGAATGGGGTGGCTATAACCACCCCTTAAGGAGCCAAAATGACCATTTACACACGATTTGGAACTGAAGTGAAATTGGCAAGTTCAGTTAATTGGAATACGGGTTGGGTGCATGTTTGGAGGGGTATGGAAACCAAACTTTACCATATCTCCGACCTTAAAGCCGATGGGGGCCTCAATGAGATACAAGCCGCCAGTGACAGCTTTGGGTCGCACTTGTGCCGGGATTGTGGCAAGCCAATGGATGTCCAAGCCCAAGCCCAACGAAGTGGGATGCCGAATTTGATGATTGTGACGTGCTTCAACAAAAAATGTGATTTGTGGAGTGTCACACTCACCACCACCCAATATGCCGCCCTCAATGAGGAGCAATGGGAAGATTACCGCACAATGGTCAAGGGCCTCAAAGTCCGCCTTGGGATGGATGTGTAATATGAGCATTAAAATTGATTTGGGTGATAACCAATTCACAATCATAGATGAAATTGATTCTGATTTGGCTCATCTCAAATGGCATGTCTTGTCAGGGCGCTATGCGGCCCGAAAAATCACGATCAACAAAAAAACACCCAATAGAAAACGGGTCTATATCTATTTGCACCAAATCATTTTTGAGCGCAAATATGGTAAAAAATCATCCGACAAAGAAGTAGTTGACCACAAGAATGGAAACATCCTTGACAACACACGGGATAATATCCGAATAACCACCCGGCTTGAGAGTGGCTATAACCGTAAGGGATGGGGCAAAAGTGGCTATAAAGGAGTATTCGCTAATGGCAAAAAATGGCTTGCCAAAATGACCATCAATGGGAGGGTAAAATACCTTGGTACTTTTAACACCCCTGAAGAAGCCTATGCCGCTTATTGCAAAGAGGCTAAAGAACATCATGGGGAATTTATCAACCTAGGCCACAAGTCGCAAGAAACATGCCCCCGATGTAATGGCTTAGGCCACATCTATATTTTGGGGGATGATGATACCCCATGCCCGGATTGTGACATCAAGGAGGGCGATCTTCCCTATTGAATTTTATCCCCCGGATATTTTTAGCCCCCAACGAATGGGGGCTTTTATTTGGTTAATTAAATTGCTATTGACATAACCTATGTTATTGGTTAAGATTAGGAGAGTTAGGTTCAATTAGATCAAATAAGGATTAAGTTCAAATGACCACCACCACCCTCAACCTCCAAGGCAAGTCTCTCCGCAAGGCAGAGGATATTCTTGCAACCATTTACACCTCCACGAGTGAAGCCCTAGAAGCCAACCCCACATGGGTAGAGGGCTTTTGTTCCATCTACATCCCCATCCATGAAAACTTGACCATTAAAGCTAAGGTGTGGATAGGGGTGCCCACCAATGAAGTCCGGTATTTCATCACCACATCCCATGCTCCTAAAGCCAAGGTAGCCCCCATGAGCTACTCCCAAGCCCTCAATACTATCCGTTATTACCAAGCCCAATAAGGAGCCTTAAAAATGACCACCACCACCCATCGCAAGCCCTTTAACACGATCACCAAAAAGACTATCCTTATCGACTTGAACAGTAAACGGGTAAAATGCGGCTTCCCCGGTTGCTCTTGTGATGCTACCGACATTCATCATGAGCTTTATGTGAGTGAGGGTGGGAGCAATGAACACCACAATCTCACTGCCATGTGCAAGAAACATCACATCCAACTCCACTCCACTCGTGGGGATTTCGCGGCGTGGGGGCGCAAGGGTGGGAAAGCCACCGCCGCCAGTGGCAAATCGCTCAAGAACCTGAAACAATATCAGAATAAGGAGATGCAATAATGGAAAAAATAGACCAACTCTCACTTCTAATCGACATTATTGATAACCACATCGAAGAAATGATGCGAGAACTGGCTGTTCATCCTGATTTGAAAGATGTCAGTAGTGAACATATCGCCATAATTTTTACAACACGCCTGACATTAGGAACTCCCACCGATCTCGTTGTAAACTTTATCAATAACCTACGAGAGATGCAATCATGAGCCTACCGGAAGCCCTTTGGATTGTGTGCCAAAATGCACAGGGGGTGAAGCACAACTATTGGAATGAATACCTCCCGGCCATCTTGATGGTGAATGAGCACAAGCCCCATGAGGGGCACACCATTGAGGAGGGTGAGGGGGAACATGAGCTTGACATAGTGGCCTATTGGCAAGAGCGAAACGCCCGCTATGATTGGAAACACCAAGGTTAGCAATGGGGCAATTTAGCCCCATTTGAGTTAAGGAGATTTTGAACATGAGCAAGAGCAAGAGCAAAAAAGTTGAAACCCCCATCCAACCCACTGACGCGGAAATTATCCTCCGTGTGGCAAGTTTAATAGAGGAGGGCAGTCATGGGATGCGACAAATCATCGGGAAGTATTTCACCGAAGATAAAAAAGCGTGTTGTGCTTTAGGAGCTTGTTATAATGCCCTTGGAAATCATCCGGCTACAGCCGCCTTGATGGAATTGTTGAATATCAACACATGGCCCCGTATTCCTTACCCAGAAGGGTCTTACACCCCCTTCGCCGCCAACGAACAAATGGGCACAGCCGCGCTACCAGATGTAGTGATCTATCTCAATGATCGTCTTAAATGGTCATTTTCCAAGATCGTGGACTATTTGCGGGATTTGACACTCCCCAAAGCTACCACCAATAGGCAACACGTCCAAAAACGGTAAAACGGGCAGGTGGAAAGGAAAAAGGGCATACCAGAGGATGGTGTGCCCTTTTTGTTTGGGGGTGTGGAATGAGTAGGAGTTTATAGAGGAGGTTGGCTACGGGGTGGAGCCGCATAGGGTTTAGGGGTGGAGGTGGAAAGTCGTTCAGCTTGGGTAGCCCCTGATGAACGAGCCGCCGCAATGCGCTCACCACCAAAAGCGGCAATCAATAGACCGACCAAGATTGTAACCACCGTGAGCAATTCCGTTTTGACACCTTCCAATTGGGGGATTAGCCCAATGAGAACTGCCACCAAGATGCCGGACACCATAGCGATTACTTCAGGTGTAAAAATCGTGCTCATAACGCCCTCCTGTTATTTGTCTAGGAACATCATCACTACACCAACTATACCCAGTATAGCGGCGGCGATCAAAAAAGGCGATGGTAGGCTAAAAGCCACCGTGCATAAAGCAATGACAAAGGACAAAACCGCAATCTTGATACCCATTATTGTTCTCCTCCAAATTGATCTAAAATAGCCTTGACCATTTCATAATCCAACAAGAGCTTATTAGCTTGGGATTTGAGGGAATTGGCTATATCCTTGAGTAAATCCAAGGGCACATTGACCATGCTTGGGAAGTAAGGAGCAAATTGCACGGCCCCCCTTTGCATGTTCACCCATCCAATGAAGTTTCCAAAAGCAATTCTTCTCCAAAACTCACCATCCACTAAAGCCTCATCCAAGACAGTTACGATACTTTTATTGGGCACTTCACCCACTTTTTCGGCTATTGGAGAGGCCGCCGTTCGGATATTGATGTATTCTCCCGGCGTGGTGATTTGGTATCTATCCCCTTTTGTAAAGGGCGGCGGCGTATAGGGTGGGGGAGGAGGAGGCGGTGGCTCAGGTTTGGAAGGGGGTTTAATCTCACCCGCCAAGGCTGCCCGTTTCAAGGTATCCTTAACCGCCTTATCGGTCTCAAAATCAAAAGCATCTTGACCACCGCTATTGCCCTCTTGGAAAATGCACAAGCCACCCAATACCCCACTTTGGATATGCTTATAAAGGTTTTGGATAGAGGGACCGGGTGGAGGCTTCACTTGGGTGAGCAACCATCCCCCATAAACATCTTTGTAATTGGGGCGGGATTTGTAACCTGTTTCCACCCCTCCAATGCTATCTATTCCAAACTCAGTACCAATTACCATAGGCGGCTTAATTTTGAGGTATTCACAGCGGGCTACATAGCTATCCAAGTGGCTGTTAATTTCATCCGGCCCATAGAAGTGCATCCCCATAAAGAAGAATTCAGGGTGCGCGGACATGAGCCTAAGCGCATTATCAAATTGCCCGTCCATCATGCCATCCATAATGCGGGGGTTGCGATCAGCCCAATTGAATAGGACGCACTTGCATCGGATAGCGGCTGCTAATGGAATGAAGTCTATAAACCAATTAACCAAGCGCATCATCTCATCCGGTGTGCCGTTGGCATTGGGTTCATTCATCACATTGAGAAGAATGTTATCCATTACCCCAAGGTGCCCATAGGCGGCTAGATACTCGGAAGGACTTGAGACATAGCGGCGGGTGTCCGGTGTGCCATCGGGGTTTTTACCCGTAGGTGCTAAATGAAAACCGCCATCCAAGGGATGCCAAATACGGGCTACCACATTAGTGCCCTTGGGCATGGCGGCGGCATATTCCAATAAATAGGGGATGTGGTCGGGATGGTCTATATAGCCCACATGATAAGCAGCACCTATTTCATGCCAATAGTCTACATGGGATTTGAAGTCTTTAAGATAGCGGATAGCGGCATTGGGGCCGATGATAGATTGTGGTGTGTCCATTAATTTCTAGGGTTGTCACCCTCTCCAAATAACCATTCCATAAAACGCTTCCATAAAGCCCGCAACCACTTCAACCTGAACCACCTTGATTTTGAGGTGGGGTAATTGGGGGCACAACCGGAAAGCTGCCCGTTGACCGTTGCTGCTGGAACATGGCGCGAGAGACTTCAGTTCGTAAGTTTTTGAACTCATTTAAGATCGTTTCACAAGTAAATTCATCTTGAATAGCTTGCACGATTTGGGCGGGTAGGGCGGCTAGGGTGGTTTGAAGCAAGGAAATGCTGGCGGCATAGGCTTCCAATTTGGCGGTATTGGCTTCTATTTGAGTGGTGTGGTTACTCATGCCATCACTAATTAAAGTTTGATAACTCCTAAAATCAATCCCTTGGGTCGAGATTAAAGTATTGCCCGCCTCAATCGCCTTGGTTTGTTTGACAAGTTCCGGTTGGATACCCGCTAGAACCTGCTGAGTATCCGAGTTTTGATCAGCATTTTGCTTGGCGATTTTGGTCAATTGAGCATTATTATCAACTAATTGTTGCATCTGCTTAACCATCACGGGTAGAAAGCGCCATGCCACACCAACCATTACCGCGATTGTGACAATCGAAGGGATGGCAATAATAACGATGAAAGCGATTTGGGTTAAAAACAAAGTTTGGTCAATTGTCATAGTGCATCTACTTTTTATGACCTATCTTACTATTTCGTTTCGCATTTCATTATAGGCCATATGGCTAATCGAAACAGTTTCTATTTTCTAACCGTCACCCCTTACCATGCTACCGTATCACCCGCCGCACGTCCACGCATGGCTACCGCTTGGGTATTGTTAAGGGCTGTCCATGTTGCTGCGATAATGTCTAATGTAGCTCCATTAGGATTGGTGGTGGTTTTAGTTTTGGCTGTGGTATTTGTGAAATTGCCACCTAAAGCAGTACTACCTAACAAGAAGTTGTTGGTGGCATGGGTGCATTGAATAGCCAAGTAATAAGTACCCGGTGCAAGGTACACCGGAGCATTGGCCGCCGCAATTGTTCGAACTGAGGCTGCACCGGGTGTGAATGTTTCCGCCGCGCTGCAAGTCGCAATTCTATTGAGGGCATTGTTATTGTTATCAACGTCCACGTACAAATCCCATCGCCAAGTGCGTTGGGTGGCGACATCATTGTTTAAGACCGTGACCGCTTGCAAGAGCATGGGGCCGGACAGGGGGATAGGAATTAGTATCGTGCCCCCATTAGCTGCTAAGGTGGAAGATACTCCATAAGCGTTGGCTGGGGTGTAGCCAATGGGGGCCGCGAAGGGTTGATAGCCTATACGGGGGGTCGTGACCACATTCACATAAGCCAATAACAATCCTGAGCCGCTGGTCGTTTCCAAAGCAATGCCCAACTGACTTTCCAATGAAAAATTGGCATTGGCGATGGCTTGCTTCACGGTGGTGGAATTGACCAAGCGGTTTCCTCTGGTGATGGCTGCTCCACCATTCACTAAACCAATACCGCGCACCAAAACACGACCATAAGCCCCGTTCGCCACACGTCCTACCCATACCCCCGCCAATAGGTTGCTTCCGGTAGTGGTGGTGGTGGTCACGGCACGGTCTGTTGTTGCATCCCAAACGACCACATCTCCGGTGTTGAGAGTGCCCCCGGAATTGTTCAAAACACCATCCAAGTAAATCCCCGGCGCGGCATTCACCCATTCATGGCGAGGCGTAATAGTGGAGTTCGCCAAGGTTACGAAGCCGTTCGCTACGGCAATATCCGCCAAGGGTATTTCCCACAAGACATTTGCAGATTGTGTGAGACTTGGAGCGGATGGGCTGGCGGCGGGTGTCCCTTGCTTCACAACCAAGCGAATGGTTTGGAGGGCATAATCCGCCTGCAAAACAACCGTGTCTATACGGGGATTACCAGAAGCATTGGCGGCGATGACAAAGGAAACTGTGGCTGAATTGATATAGACAGTCCCTTGTACCATGCCAGCACCCGCCAAGACATCTATGGAGGCGGTAGCCGGACTTTGGGCTTGTACCTTTAAGCCATCATTGGGTTGCGTGCCACTCCCTAGGAATAGGCCCTCATTGGAACGCATCGCTCCCAACCCGATGATGTATTGGTGGAGTTGCTGCCATTGGGTGGCGCTGTAGGGGCCAGCGTCACCGGGAGAGGTTGATTGCCAAGGAAGTGATTTTTCACTCATTTAAAAATCCTTTAGTGGGATGTCTTACCGAAAACGCGACCACGCAAGCGCACAGACAATGAGCCTACAAAAGCGGTCCAACCTACTGCGGTCATATCCAATAATTGCGGCAAGGCTCCAACGATATTCTGTGTTCCTAAATAATAACCGACTGCCCCTGAAGCATCAAAATTATTGCCGCCATTTGTGCCAAGCAAGATACCGCCTACTGAACCACCTTGATTGTGCAAGACAAGCCAATAAGCGCCGGGGGTAAGCACTTGTGGAATGGGGGTAGCATTAATAGTAATATTCCCCGTACCAGCAGGTGAGCCACTCCCTCCACCTGTTGCCACAGCGCGAATATTTTTCTCTGCTGTTTGCCCGTCATTGGTATCTTGTTTGTAAATAGCCCAATCAACGACATAGGTTATTGCACCACCAATATGCCGAATGGTCACATCTTGAACAAGCATATTCGCTACTAAAAGAATAGGAACGGCTACCAATTGATTGCCGGGAGAGGGCGCAAAAGCCGTTGTAGCCGCATCGTAATTGATAGCCGTAGAATAAGTGAGTGGATAGGCTAAGTTTTGCCATCCCTTGTATAAATCCAAGACCGACCGTTGGCGGTTGGTGATGTCGGTTTGATTAATCACCGTAAAGCCATTGGCTACGGCTATATCGGCTAGAGGGATTTCCCAAATAGAGGCATCTTGTTGCAAGGATGGGCGCGACGGGCTGCCTGCGGGAGTGCCTTGCTTGACCACCGCCCGAACCGTTTGTGCCGTAAAATCCGCCCGTAAAATCACGGTATCTATGCGGGGGTTTCCAGACGCATTAGCCCCTACCGTAAAGGTGAGTGCAGCGGTATTTTCATATAAGCGCCCATTGACCAAAGCCGCCCCCACTTCAACCTCAATGTTACTAGAGGCGGGTGATTTGGCTTGGACCGCTAATGGCGCATATGTGCCATCCCCTGTGCCATTTAAGATGCCATAGTTTGGGAATAGAGACCCTTGCCCATGCTCTAAGCGCTCTTGGTCGGCCCATTCCGTAGCGCTGTAAGGGGCTAGGGTTGCATCGCCAATGAGTATCCCATCCCAATGCCGTGATCGTTCTGTCATAATCCAAAATACCTTGTGTAATAAGCGAGACTTGCCGTGCTTTGTCCGGCTACGCCATTAACTAATTGGACGGTGATGGTTTGAACACCACCCGCAACTTCAGGGTCAGGGTAGAGCGCAAAATCCACGAGGTCACTGCCTGCCCCCAAGTCGCTAAACTTATTAGCCCCGCTTCCATCTACAATGGATTGTGAGCCGGGCGTTAAGTCAATAATGCGTTGCTCCCCCGCTGAAATGGACACATTCAAACTGATATTAATCCCTAACCCCACATGTTGAATGTTGGCACGGGTATAAGGCCCTGTAATGGTAAGGGTAGGGTAAGAGCGCCATGTGCCAACATAAGTCAGGTTTCCGGTGGTCAAGAAAACATCGGAGGTGCCAAAAGTGATAGGAAAGGTTATTGGGAATACGAGTTGTGTTTGGGTGCTGCTGCTCAAGGCCGTGACCGCTTGGGCGGCATCAAAAAAAGTGGGGTCGTAGGCCACAAAATCCATACTCTCTTGGATGTTCCAATTGTTATTGTTGCTTTGTGGAGGGAACACCAAGCCGGGGTCTGCCCGCACAATGATGGAACGAACGTTGCCGTTGGGAGTGCGAAGGGTAAACATCATAGGCCCATTGCGGTTGGGTCTCAAAAAGTTATGCAATTCTTGGCGAGTATCCCAATAGGTTTGACGATCACAGGCTGGGGAGTGCCATAGTTCTACACTAATGCTGCGTGGTTGAAGCAAAAAATCGACTTCCGTAGCCCCATTTTGGCGATAGCCGCGCCGGGTAATGAACTGCGTGGGAGGTGCACCAAGGTTGCCATAAGCCAAAAGTTTGACATCAGGGTTGATGAGTACCAATTCATTGCCATCATAGGTGGTGATGGAGAGGACATCTCCGGCTTGATTTGTCATGCTGTTATCACACTATCATCCCGCACCCGTAACCACTGGTCAGTGGGTGCATTATAGTAGACCAATTGTCCCGTGCCTAATCCGGCTCCCTCTGCCGTTTTCCGCCCGTTTGAAGCGAAGGCTAGGGTTACATAGCTTGCACCATTGCCAAGCCCGCCATTCGCCAGCGTGGGCAGGTTACTGACACTATAGGCCGGGATGCTGTCCGTAAATAAAGCCCGTTCCGTTTGTTGTGCCAAAGTAACTTGGCGTTGGAGCGAGTTAATTTGACCTTTAAGTTCCTGCCATATCAGTTCGGACATCTCACTCATATTGGAGCCACCGTTACACTAATCTCCTCATTGTCGGAGGTGATGTCAATTTCTACGCCCCGCACCCGTAAATCAAAACTATCCACCCCAAAGGTGCAGGTTACTATATCACCCACATCATAATCCAAGCGATAAACACCCCCCGGCTCAGTGCCCGTAGGCTTAAAGGTAAATTCCCTTTTGGCTTGCTTGTCATAAAGAGCGGCACGGGCACTTGTGCCTACTGTGGTGGTATCACCCTTTTCGGCATTGCGAACATCGGTTGTAAACTCAATTCGATTATAAGGGCTTTCGTTTGTGCCTTGCCCCCCAATTCTCGTTACAATGCGACTTTCCCCCGGCCCTTGTGCCAAAGCATACACATAATTTTGCTCTTGCTTGCGGTCAAATAAGAGGGATGGATTGCTCATGTTGCCCCGTAAAGGATTGAGCTCTACGAAGGGGGCAGATGGATAATTGTGAGACTTGGAACGGTTTACACCAATGGGTGAGACAATCAAGCGAAGCGTATTGCCCGTAAGCCGCACAATTATAAAATCCATTAAAGCCAATTGACTTTGGTTGCATACATCTTGGAACACTTCCAAGAGATTGTCATAACGCAACCTACGGCCTACATTTTCACCTATGCTGGCGCTGGCGGCTATGGTGAAATGAGGATATTGACGGGCAGGGGTTAGGCATAAATCCCCGCATTGCTCCCGCGCATACTCTACCAAAATGTCATCTGCTGGCCCGGCCTTAGTCGAATAACCCCCGGCTGCACCACTGTCATCTACCGGGTCTACAATTCGACGCGCTAAAAGATGGTTGAGTGAGAAGCCTCCTACCACCCATTTCTCCTCATCCCCCTCACGAAAATGATGGGTTAAACGGGTTAGGTAGACATCTTCGGTTTGAAGATAGCCCGTGATAGGGGAGGTGCGTTGCACTTCCACCAAGCTGTCTAAAGTAAAAATGTCCGGTAAGGAGGTGGAATAGGGCATAGTCGCGGCGAACAAACCCACATCATCCAAAACACGCGAGAACCTAAAATCATCAAAAGCCGTACCATCAAACACGGCATTTACATTCCCTGTGAGGGCATCCGAGACTGAGATTTGGTAATTGGGTAAACTCATCGCATCCCAGCCCTCAAATAATTGTAACGCCGCCGTGCATCATTGTCGGATTGCACCCCATTAAAGGTAAATGAACTGTTATTGTTATTGGTGGTGCTTCCACCCCCCGCAATTGGCATAGGGGCAGGGGATACCAAGACACGGGTGAGGGTGTCCAAGACTTGGGTGAGTTGGTTGGGCAACACCCCAAACTTTTGCCCACTGAACAAGTATTCCGGCCCCTTTTCACCCACCTTGAATAAGCCCTCTCCAAACAAGCCACCTTTAGCTCCGGCTGGCGCGGTAGGGGCTTGTAGGAAGCCGGGCAACTCCTCACTAATGCGCCCAAAGTGAACACCACCAGCAGCGGTATGAAGTTGGTTGATGGCATCCTTTAAAAATTGAGGAGTGGCATCACCCAAAGCATTGGTAATGGCACCCACGAAGTCAGCGACTTGATTGATAAGCCCTTGAATGCCTGTCTCCACCAAACCGATAAGGCCATTAATGGCTCGAATAACGGGCAGGGCAAAAGCCGTATAGATAGATACCCCAATACCTCTCAAGGCATCTACGATACGGACGGGGAGGCCGCTAAAAAATCCAACGGCTTGATTGATAATGTCCCCCAATTGACCGGGGGCGCTTCCCGTCAAGAAGTCTTTAACCGGGTCGAAAATATCCTTTTTTATTCTTGCTGCCAAATCCCCTATGGCGGCTACAATGTTATCCGGCATGACCGCAAAAAATGAGGCGGCACTCCCCTCTACGGAAGCATCACCCACAAAGGTGGTGATAATTTGAGCCGGGGAGCCGGGCACCGTGTAATCAAAAATTTGTCCCAAAAAGGTTTGCACTTGGCTTTTAAGTGTGTCAAAAGCGCCTGAGATAGCATCCCCCGCGCCGTTGATAAAGGAAGCCAAAGAACCGGGCGTTTGACTATCTCCACTGAAAAAGATATTGACCTTATTGGCGATAGAACCGGCTACCGATGGGTCAAAAGCATCGGTTAACCCCTTAAACTTATCTTGTATTTTGCTGCCCAAATCCACCGATTTAATACGGTCTAGCTGCCCGCCCAAATCCAAGGAATTTTTAGCAAACTCTTGCAAGCCGCTTTGGTCAATTTGCCCCATAAAAGCATCTTGCAAACCCTTGGCGGCGGCATCAACGGCATCTTGTCCACCGATCAAATCCAACACGGATGGAAGTTGTCCTGCCGGGGCCGTGATGCCACTCGCCCCTCCACCGGAAGTGTCCACCACTCCACCCGCGCCCATCTTCTCCTTTTTTTCTTTGGGAGTTGCCCCGCCACCCTCACTGGTGGTTTTAGCTTGACTTTTGGCAAGAGCTTCCAAGTAGGCTTTACGGATATTGAGTAGGGAGCGCTCCGGGGCTTGCTGCGCTTGTGCCAACGAAAGCTGGATTTGAGAACGGTCTACCAAGCCTTGTTGCAAATCCACTTGCTTTTGGATGGCATCCCGTTGTTGGTCAAGAATTTTGAGCTTTTCGGCGGCGGCTTGGTCGCCTCCCAATACCTTTTCTTGCAGGGCTTGACTTTGGCGATCAATCGCATCTAAGGCGAGTTTGGCGGGTTCATTGAGGGCATCAAAATTCGCCTTCACAATATCCAAGCGATTTTGGAAGGGCAATAGCGCTTTGTCCAATTGTGATAGACGGGCATCTACCTTGACAAGACTTTGCTTACCAATCTCACCAAGGGCATCTGAGACTTGTTGCGCCACCTTTTTAACGGGGTCGAGTGACACGCCGCTAATGCCATCCAACCACGCCAACATCAAATTTTCGCCACCCTTGTCTATGACGGACAACGGCCCCTTTTTAGGTGGTGAAAAGCCTATCAAAAAGTCGGCAATAAATTTGGCAATGGCGATGACAGCCGGGAAAATGAGCTTATTGGCTACCGCGATAATGCCATTGGCAAAGCTCCCAAAAGCCGCCGCCGCGCCATTAAAAAGTTGTGGCCCCAAGTTATCCAAATCCAACCCAAAGAAATTCTTAGCCACGTCTTTGAGGAAGCGGACAATCCCACCCACCACCTCACCAATGATCTTACCCACTCCCCCCAAAATATTGGCGATGGTTTGGAAAGCAAGAGCTACATAAGGGGCAATGCTTGAAATAACATTAACAATCGGTTGGGCTATAGAGGTGACAATATCAATAATAGTGCCAAAGACATTGGCTACTATGGAGACAATGCCCCCAAAGATGGGAGCCAAGGCAGTAGCCAATTGTTGGAAAATGTCCAACACCTTTTGGACACTATCCAAAACCGTGCCAAAAGCGGGTTGTACAGCAATTGCAAAGGTGTCGGCTATATTGGTAAGGGTGGCTTGCTGCCGATCTAATTTGTCGGCATTGCTCTCCATAGCCCCACCCAAGGTGGCAACCGCTTGAGCACCCACCACCAAGGTGGCATTGAGGAGCGCTTGGCTTTTATCCGCATCTGATAATTGATTGACGGTTATCCCAAGGGATTTGGCATATTCTTGAAAGGCGGCTTTTTGGTCAATAATCAAGCCCGTACTCTCAATGAGCTTGGGAGTGCCGCGCTTGATACCCGTCACCAAATTGTCGAATAGCTCATTAACACTGCGCCCAGTGGCATCAGCTTCCACCCGTGCGATCTTGAGCAAGTTGGGGAGCTTCTCACCAAGCGCTTTGCCTAGGTTGCCACTCACGCCTAGGAGGGCGTTGCTGGCAATCTTGATAAGATCAAAATTGGCTACGGTGCCCTCACTGGCGGCTTGCAAATCCTTGAGGAGCTTTTTGGAGTTGATGCCTACGGAGGCCGTGAGGTGGTCATAGGAGATGCCCAACTCTTGGAGGGGTGCGCCTCTTGCGCCCAAGTCTAAAAAGGCTTTAGTAAGACCAATGATGGCGGCAACGGCGGCAACGGCTGGGAGAGGGATGGCGGCTAATTGGTCAACGATACCACCTAATTGTTGACCAAAGGGAACGTTTTGCTTAACAAAATCCGTCACTTTACCTTTGATTTGGTCGAAGGATTTAGCGGCCTCATCCAAGCTCTTGGGCAAAGCGCCCGCTTTTTGGGCGGACTTAGCCGAAACATTACCACTTTCCTCAACGGCTTTGTTGACGGTGGTAATATCTTTAACAAATTGGTTGATGCCCTCTACAACGGCTTGTACGCCTGTCTTGGGCAAATTGGAAGTCGCCATTTAATGCCGCCTCTTGCTTTGTCGTTCTATGTCTTTGGCGGCGGCATCTTGGGCTACGGCGGGGATACTATTGGACATCCGGTAAAGGATTAGAATGTGGCACTTGGAACGCCATCCAGTGGCCTCTGTACACCATTCCGGTGAGCCGGGCATGGCATCGAATTCACTCGCTGTTAATCCCGCAAAAAGCCGCGCCTGCTCTAACTCATAATCCAAGGTATAGGTGATGGTGGCAACCTGCGGGCGATAGTGATAATCCTCTATCGGATTACCGTCTATCTTTACTCCGAAAAATTTGCCGCCTCCTCCAACCCCTTCTGTGTGGTGATGGACTGCCCAAGAATGGCGGCGGTGAAGCTATCAATATCATCATCCGGCACCAAAGACGTTACCCATAAGTATTTCAAATCCAAGTCGGTGGCATCTGGTAAAAATAGTCTATGGGTATCCACGAACTCTTGGGGGGGTTGCCCCTTCACACCCACGCAAAACATGTAACGCATCACCCGGATATTTTGCTCCCCTTGCCATTCTTGAAGGAGGGCTACATAGCCGGGGTCATTGGGGTTGGCTTGTATTTGTTTATGCTTACCCAATAAGGTGACTTCTATCATTGGGATTTTTGGCTTCCCCTCATTGACAATGCGCTCTAACATGAGGGAGCTTATTTTTTGGCCTGACAACTGCACTTCCGTGTGGATGGACGTTAAAAACACACCCCTCTCCGCGTCTACACGCGGCAAGGGGAGGGGTGTGTCGGTGGCGATGATGAATGGAGCATCTTGTGGATGCTCTATTCCATTGGGGGTTGAGAGAGTATCAATCTGCATATTAGGATGTCGCAATCACGATAATGCCATCGGTGGAGGCGGGCGGCTTCAAGCCCCCCAAAAGAGCCGTGTTGTAATTGTTCGGGCAGGGGGTTACAAAATCATAGTGATCTGCATTGGGCAACCCGCTGACATAGGGCGTTTGGTAATTCCAAGTGTAGCCATTATCGGAGGTGCGGTATAGGCGAACCGCGCTACTCAATTGAACGACCATGTAGCCCACAATTTCATCCACGAATCGAATTTTATTGACCACCGTAATAGAGCTATCCGGGGTCATTTCCACCCACGAAGTGCCGCCGTTGGTGGTGTAATAGGATTTGCCATTGGCTGCACCCACATACCAAATTTGGGAATTGACCACCTCAACCGTGTTGAGGGCGATACCCACAGCCGGGCCAGTGACCAATGTCCAAGTGCGCCCATCATTGTTGGAAACAATCACGGCATTGGAAGCACCTACGGCTACAATGGTACGACCAGCGCCCCGAATGTCATTGAGGTTTTGGACGGTCACACTGCCATCGGTGAGGACGGTCACAGCCGCCACTGGATTAGCCATAAAGTAGACATAGCCACCTTGAGCCGCGATGTAGGTTTCCGTAGGATTGCGTGACCAAATGGCATTGGGACCTTTGGCAGTTACATAGCCACTGTTGACCCGTGTCCACCCACCCACCACATCAGCATCAATCGAGCTTTGTAGTTTGTAATGGTGCGCCAAATCCACACGGGACACGACCACGATACGAGTGCCCACATTGGCGATAGCATTAGCGGCTTGAACGCCCAAGGTGTTGACATTGTTCGTCGTCCACGTCTTGCCGCCATCCTTGGAATGGACAACCTGAGCCGCCAAAGCGGGGGAGGCCGTGATGGTTGTCGTGAGGACATACATCTTTTGGCAACCATCCGAAACATCACCACAACTCCCGCATTGCACCTTATCGGCATAGATGCCATCCAAGCACTCTGAAAAGGTGGAGGTATCGGCTACCTCACCCGCTTGGATAGGTAGGAAGCGATCAAAGGAGCGCATCAAGAGGCTGCCCGTTAAATCCATCACAGCATCTTCGCCCAAGGAATGAAAAGCGCCCGTTGTGAAGTTGGTCACTTTGGCACGGCGGGCGATAATCATAGATTGAAAGTCGCTTGGGTCGTCAGGGCGAGCGCAATTGCTCCCCTTGACCGCCAAATTAAATTCGCACTTGGTTTTACGAAGCTTCCACCAAAAGTCATTTAGGAGCCGGTTCATATGTTGTGTGAAGTCGGTTGTAGGGAGCGCTGATGGGGGGCTGGTGGTGTCCACAATATCGAACGCGCCGGGAACGGAGGAGGAGGGACAATAAATAGGCTCCCCTGTGCCCAAATCCTCAGTGAAGCCGCCCAAGGATAGGCATCCCACATAAAGATAGGGGTTGGCAGGACTTGAGCCATCCGGTTGAACAAAGACGGAGAACTGGGTACTCTTGGCAATATTGGTGTCAATTACATCGGTCATGGTCTAACTCCGGTTATCTAATTCCCGCTTCGCAAGAGCTTGGATACTTAAAAAATCATTTCGTATGACCATCAAAAAAGCGGCTTTATAACGGTCACTCGCCCCCGGTTGAAAGTAATCAATTGGCTTCACAAGCCCCTGTGCGTGGAGCGCTGCGGTAAATTCTACCACGAATTCATGGGGCATGTGTTCATAGAGTTGGGAAATATCCAAGCTCACGGGAATACCAGCCCCCAAATCGTTGCTCCCTTCCGGCACTAAAACACGCATGGGCACCCCTTGAGTGTCCACATGATCGCGCTCTACTACAGGTTGAATAAATTGGGATTTCTTACGGTTCCCTTTTTCCATCATGCCCTCTCAATCCAATGCCATGTACCGGGGGCCTTAGTGGTGTCATCGAAAGGGGCACTCGTAGCCCAATAACGTCCGCCTTCGTATTCCTTGCCATCATTGCCAAAGTCCGTGAATACTTGGAGGTTTACACGGCCATCAGTAGGATTGCCACCCCATGCATTCACTACAATAGCTGGGCGATGTTGCCCCATTGAATTGCCACCATGCATCACATAATGCACCATGCGGCCCTCAATTAATCCATCCATAGTCTTGCTCCTCTATATGCCAACGATTTCAATATGACGATTTTTGGTTATCCTAGCCCATGCCCATTGTGCTCCATAGGTCATCGGGAAGGGATTACGACCCGGCTCATAGCTCTCTCCACCCTCCGCGTCCTGAAACTTCAAAACAGGGGCACGATACTTGGCTAGAATGCGGTTGGTACGTTCACATCCACACTTCTCATTAGCCAATAGGGACACTGACAAGTAAGTTACAATGTCCGACATGTGCTTATTCATACGCCCGTTCACCAAGGGCACACCCGACACATAGTTGATGCTCAAGCGATCTGGCTCCCGATCAGGAAACGGCCAATCGCAAGCATTCCCAAAATCCGGTGCGATTTGCCCCTGTTCACTAAAGCTCTCGCCAAGACATAAGTGATGGATGGCGAATTGGCAACCATCCGTTGTGCAACCGGGGATTACACCCCATTTGGCTACTCCTTGATAGGGGAGGGCTTCCGTAGCGGTGGTGTCCGTAAAGGTGCGATAGCAATCCACAACCGTAACATAGTTGGCATCATCTTTGGCATCCAACTCACTAGCCCCTATACCCCATTGAGGCGTGGGTTTAGAGAGGAGTGTACGGTGGCCTGTAATCACGGCGGTGTTGCCAGTGATAGCTACCTTGACTGGACGTATGCGCCATGTCTCATCCAATGGCTCATCGTGCCGATCTGCCAATTGGAAGTATAAAGCGACCTCATTCCAATCCGTGATGGTGCCAATAAGGGCATTGGTAATCGTCGCCGTAAACGTCTCAAAAACGCCATCGGCATCCCTATCCAATTTGACCAAATCCACACCACTAATAGAGCCAATTAAGGTGTGGTTAAGAACACCTCCACTGATGAATTTGTGCCAATGCGCTCCCGCCGTTTTCCACTCCCCTCTAGGAGTGCCCGCATACCCGAACAATTCCCGTTGGTGGGGACGTGGGTACATTACGGCCTCATCCACCTCATAGTGAGGAGCGGGCCAATACATCAACTCATCGGCTATCATTTTCTCAGCATCAGCGATGGCTTGACCGATTTCCTCACGGGAAAGGTGATCTTTTTGCCACCCATACTGGTACATCACATCACTACATTGGGCTGTTTTGGAACCGGGGTAGCGAAATTGGTTAACATCCCAAGGGCTTATTTGGAGGTTTTGTGCCCATTCATCAATAGAGAGTAAAGTGGGGGTGCGGGATACAGCCATTTTGTCATACTCCAAACCACTTAAAAAAGGCCACAGCGAGACCGGACAAGGCGAAGGGTAGCAGCGCATAGGTGACAAGCGGTAATAAATTTAAGTATTGCGCTGCCACCATGACCAGTGTAACACATATTCCAATCCATACGGATAAGCAATAAGGGCACATAATAGCTTCACTCAATTGCCCAGTGGCTTGGGGATGGGAATATTGGTCGTACTCTACCCCTGCCCAAGTGCGAAACTTGCCTAGAATGTCAAACGGCCCCGGCTCCTTAGAGATGAGGAGCGAGAGCCGATAGGTGGCAAGGGCTAAAATGACAAAGGTTTCAGGGCTCATGGGGGTGGCTCCTCATCCAATATCACTTGGGGTGTGGAAAGGGGTGTTATCTCCGTAGAGGTCAATAGCTCATGGGCTTGCTTCAAAAGCTCATTGAGTTGGTTGGCATCTTGGTTACTCATTCGGATACACACCGGATAAGCCAAGGTGAAGGGAGGGGATTTGTAGCGAATTACCATGTCTTTGATGCTTCCCTCATCCCCCTGTACAATTTGTTTGGTGCTGATGAAATGACACAGCAGCACCAATAAATCCCGCTCGGTCATTTGGTGCCCTTGGTAGCTTTACCACCTTTGGCATTCTTGGCGGCACTCTTGCTTGGCGTGTTTTTGACCACTTTAGTGGGCTTGGTGACTTCCGGTGGTACGGTATCTTGGCGCTCCCCCACAGTGGGTTTATGGGGTAATCCCTCCACCTGTCCATTGCCCATGATGGGGTTATGCACTTCATTAGGTGACAAATCCACCTCAAGAGGTGGAGGAGGTGGCACTTCGGTGGCTTGTGGCTCAGTGGTGTAATTATTCACCAGTTCAAAAGTATCCCCGCCATTCTCCAAATCGGCTTGCCAGATGTAGAAAATATCGCCCTTGGCACGACGACCATAGAGGACACGGGTAGCGGGGCCACGAAAGGTAGCCGGGGCTTCCGGCACAAAGCGCCCTACTAACTTGGCGAGTACCATATCTCCATAGGTTTCCTTGAATTCTGCCGCGTTTTCGGGGGTGGGTGCCATAGGGGTTTTACCCTTGGGGGGTTGTACGCAATCACACATTTGATGATCCTCCATAAATTTACCATAACGTTTTTTAAGCAAGGCTTCAAAGGTAGGGCGATAGGCATCACTGCCCTTGCGCCGATAGCCACTGTCAAGATTATAGATCAACAATGGTTTGGGTACTCTGACACCACAATAACCATGTGTCAAGAGCTTCATAAACAAATCCACATCTTCAAAAGCGGGCATCTGCTCATCAAAACCGCCCACATCCCAAAACCACTTTTGAGGGATGAGGCAGGTGATAGGATGGATAGATGGTTTGTCTTTAACAGCCTGCAAACTATATTCGGGGGTTGGATGCACTTGCCAATTGGTCATCTTGTCATGTGTCAACCAATCCACATAGGCATAGCGCCCATGTTTTTGGTAGGCCGCCAAGGTATCCTCCAAAAAGGTGGGCTTCAATAGATCATCCGCGTCCAAGAATACAAGGAACGGTGCTTTTGCTACTTTTGCACCCAAATTACGCGCTACACCTGCACCCCATGTAAATAAGTAATTACACTCAATCACCCTAGCCCAGGGAAAGCCAGTCAAGTCGAGTTTATGCCCACTGTCATTCACCACGATACATTCCCAATAGCGGTGGGTCTGCCCCTCTACGCTGTGGAGGGCATCACCCAACCATTGCTCATGTCCTACACCCACCGGAATGATGATGCTCACCTCCGGCTCATGGTAGAAGCGCACAGGCCATGAGCCACGCGGGGCCCGCCCGCCCGCTGCAAAGGGGCGCTTCCCATCCTTGGCACCGGGGTGGAATTCCAACCAATCCGGCTCAGGTATCTCTCCGGTGCGATGCACTTGCGAGGCACTCTTATTGTGGAGGCGGTAATGAAACCAAGGTTGCGTGGTGGCATGAATGCCCCCAAAACCAATCATACCGCCCGTCGTCCAAAAATCGGCATCCTCGGCATAGCGGAAGTAGGGGCGGAAGCCCCCGGCCCGTTCCCACATCTTGCGAGTGAAAACGCACAAGGAAGTGACTTGGTTAATGTGGGCGCACTGCTGGTCAAAATCATAACCGTTGGGCCAATTGGGAACATGTCCCAATTTGCCATTTTCATCCATCACCTGAATGGATGAAAAGGCCACTCCCAAGGTACGATCTTTTTCCAAAGCGGAAACCATCACCTCCAAATACTCCTCATTGCCCATTTCATCATCGGCATCTAAACAGCACAAATAGGGAGCCGTGCCCAAGGATAGGCCATAGTTTCGGGTGGCGCTTAGGCTCCCAAAATCCACATCCACTATCATGAAACGCTTATCCCCTTGAATCGCTTGGGCGATCACCTCATGGGAGTTGTCAGTGGAGCAATCATTGACGATGAAGCACTCCAAGTTATTGAGCGTTTGGACTTGCACACTACGAATGGCATCCACCACGAAACGGGCATAATTGTGGCAAGGAATTACAACGGTCACGAGAGGCTTATTCATGCTTCACTTTTTCCCATGCATCCATCTCGCGTAAGGTCATACGGGGAGCCATGAAACCCAAATGAGCGCCAATGTTCGCCATCCCTCTGGCATGTTCTTCACAATAACACTGCCATTTTTCCGTCCATACCAAGGTATGGGTGGCCTCATTTTCGCACTTGCGTTCATCACACAAGCGTTTGTTGTTTTGGGAATACCGCTTCTCAGCCATTGCACACCAGCACAATCTGTGGGTATTTCACTACGCATGTGCGCCCAATGGCGATGGGTTGATTTCTGCTCACCTGCCCGTTTGCCGCGTTTTGCTCAGTGGGTGGAATGGTAGTAGCCACATCCCCACAAACGGCGGTCTTTTCATCGCCTACGAGAATGGTCGCATAATCCCATGAGCCAACTAAGGCTTGTCCGGGGTGTAAGTCTTGCTCCCATTGTGGAAAGCCCTCTCCATAGCTTTCCACTTGAGTGAGCGCATCCACCACAATAGTCGTGTCATCTACCATGCTGTAACCATCCCCCAAGGCCCACCAACTCGGCAAATCAGGGTTATTCCATTCCGGGGGGATGTGGAATACGAATTGGGTGGGATTGTCAGCTTGCTGGCAAACGCTTGGAGTGGGGACATCTTGGGCATGAACGGCATAGGCTTCAAACCATAAGCCGCACAATGCCAAGATGAGCGCACAAATAAAGACAATCATGAGCCAACGATCTTCACGAGCCATGTTCGTTCTCCTTTTGAATGAGCTTTTGTCCCCATTGCACGGGCGGGTATTGGTTGCCATAGGTGGTGATAGCCCAAACAATGCCCTTATCATGCCGAACCAATCCGGCTTTCTCTAATACCTCCAAATAGCGTCTAGTTGCCGATTTGGATTTTAAGCCCAAGATGGCTCGAACCTGATCTAATGAGAGCGCTTCTTTGCCATCGTGGGTGCGCTTCTCAATTTCAAAATATGCCTCTCGCATCTTGGCGGTAAACTCATGGGTGCGTGTTCCAATGGGCACCATTTTACTTATCCATGCCTCCATATAATTGACGAAGTTCGGCTTCTATTTGGGGGTCGATAGGGCGGGTGTAATCCTCAATCCATGCTACTATCACTGCCGCTGCTTGTACCATCTCCTCCACAAGATGAGGATTGTTTTCAAAGCCAACCCCTTCGAGTATGACCTTTGAAACCTCACCCAATTCCTCTTGGAGAATAAGGAGCCATTTACCATGTGAGTGCTTTTGGTCGCCCCATTTGCCAATCTGTTTGGTGCGCTCTTTTTGGATGGCCTCCAAAACCCGTTGAGTGTCCATATATAGTTCCTTAAAATAACTCTTGTAAATGCTACTTATCAGGACTTATCGTTTTTGGGGGCACTTGGCCCCCATAGGTTACTTGGTGCCGACGATCTTAATTTCAACCTTAAAGCCCAAAGTGTGCATAGATTGGACAATAGGAATTAAACTTTCCATATTTTCCTCACTGACGACCATTTCAAGGCGGTTGGTTTGGGCTATTGGAGTAATGGTCACGACTTGCTCCTGTACCTCCACTTCTTTAGTGCGGGTGGTTTTGGTGGTGGTCTGCCCATTCGCATGGGGACGTAAGGTCATGCGCCAAACTCCTTCACGATATACAAACCCAAATTCCTTGAGCTTCAAAAATATGTCCTCATTGGTCATGAGCGGGTCGGCTGAGAAATAAGGGTCTTTGTTTTTGAGAATGGTCAAAGCACCCTTGAGCTTCTCAGTTTTCCGCCACAATCTGGATTTGTCGTACACTCCTCTTGGCATTTTCCTACTCCTTATAAATAGATGGGTCAATCTGGTGAGGGCGCACATCTTGTTTGATGGCCTGCACCTCAAAGTAAATGGCTGCAAATTCTTGAGCCACTTTTCGCCATGTGTAATGCTTGGCTTGCTTACGGGCATTGGCTCCAAGGCGCTCACGATGCTTTAGACAATAGAGCAACCCTTGATAAAGCCCTTCCATATCCCCCGGCTCCGCCAAAAAGCCGTGAATGCCGTGTTCGATATAATCCATTTGGGCACCTTGGCGGAAGCTCAAAATGGGAAGCCCTGCCGCCATCGCTTCCATAATGCCAATGCCAAACGTTTCCACATTGGTGGACAAATATACGGTTGCCTTTTTAACGTATTGTTTCATGACTTCATAGGGTTGGCGGCCAATGGTTTTAACATTGGGAGTGCCCACCCCAAAAGTGGTCAAAAAAAGTACATCATGAGCACGGGCCGCCAATTCCAACATGGGCTGGGGATTGCTAATATTGTCCACCCGTGCCTTGTTCCAAATGACATAGTTTTCATGTTCTTTAAGAGGTGTCCATTCCTCTACATCCACGCCCCAACCGATCACCCTTGGCTCAATGTGCATATCCCGCCGCACCACATCGGCTATCCATTGGCTGGGAGCCGTAATTACATAAGCCGTTTTGAGATTGTGGATAACCTCCCGATTGATGGCGAAATTATTGCTTCCTTGAGCCGTGTTGTACAACCCATGAAAATGAGCTACATCCACTGGCCCTTGGCTGCCTTGTCCGGCGTGACCTGCAAAGATTTGGGCATTATCCGGTTCTTCCACCAACTCCACCCCATACTCAGGGAGGTATTTATTAACCCGCACCACAATTTGATTAATGGCATTGGTGATGTCCCGCCCAGCCTCATTGGGAGTGGGTGTCATCCACACCTTAAGCAAATTGGAAGTTGAGCGCTGTGACTTCGTGGGGGGCATGGGTTGGAAAGTAATGGGCAACTCTATAGGGGCACTATGCTTGGTAGACAAAACCACCAAAGAAGTGTTAACACGGTCTGGTTGGTTGTCAAAACTAACCGTCCATCCCGCCCACACAATCGGCAAACTTTGGGCGCGAAACCACGCCACCCATTCGGGCAATGTCCATTCCCGAACATGGGCTTGATTAGCGGGTGGTCCCATTTGTGGCTCACCATAGAGCCGTTGCCTATCAGGGGTGGATACCAAGACATACTCGGCGGTTTGGGCGGCATTCCATAAGGTTTGTACAAGGGCGCTTGGGTTGATAAGGTGCTCAATCACATCGGCACACACCACCACGCTACTATGAAAATTATCCGCAGGAATAATTTCATGCTCCAAGTCGGTCTCATGCCACTCATCCATAGGAGCTATCTTTTGGAGGTGGTGGATATTCTCCCCATAGTCATAGCCGACAACCTTTAAGCCATCATTGGCATAAGGCAAAAGTTTAGTCCCCCTGCCGCACCCCACATCTACCATGCGCCATGCTTCACTCCTATTAAGGAGATAGGCTGCAAGACGGTATACATCCGCTTGCCACAAATGGGCATCTTGCAAGACATCATCAAAGTATTGAGGTTGGAGCCGTGCTTGGTAGTTTTCTGGTAGCCCATAGTCATTCATTCCCAAAATTGTCCTTTCCAATCCGGTTTTAATTCCTTGCCGCACATTTTACACCGGACGTGGACAAGGCCACTCTTACCCCTTAGTCGATATGTGGGGGTGTGTCCTCTTAACAAGCACACCAAACGCTTTAAGAGCATCATGGCATCACCCCAGCCATTGCTTTGCACACCTTGAGCGTAGTGAGACAATCCACAAGAGCACCATGCGCCC